GCCGAAGGGGGTGACCATGCCCAGCCGCCTGCCCACGATCTGCCTGGACTTTGATGGCGTCCTCCACCGACAGGAGGGCGCGTGGCGGGGGAAAACCGTCATCACCGGGGGGCCGATCGGCGGCGCCAGGGAGGCCGTCGAGGAGCTTCGCAAGCGCGCGCTCGTCGTCGTCCACTCGGGGCGCTGCTCTGACCCCAAGGCCGTGCCGGCGATCCGCGCCTGGCTCGACTGGCACGGCATCCGCGTTGACGACGTGTGCTACGTGAAGCCGAACGCCGAGCTGTACGTTGACGACCGGGGATTCCGGTTCCGCGGGGACTGGCCGCTGGCCTGCCTCGACATTGTGGACTTGATCGACAGGGGATTCATCGATGGCGACGAATAAGCCGCGCCTGCTCTCGCTGAGGAAGTACGCCGAGCACGCGGGCCTCAGCTATCCGCGCATCCAGGCGCTGAAGAATGAAGGCCGGCTGGTCCTCGAGGACGGGAAGGTGGACGTCCAGGCGAGCGACGAGAAGCGCGCCGAGTTCGACCAGCACCGGGCGGACAAGGACTACTGGCTGGCCCAGAAGTACCGCGCCGAGTACGAGGAGAAGATTGGCCTGCTGATCAGCCGCCTGGCGGTGGAGCGCGAGAGCTTCGACCTGGTGCGCGCGGCGCGCGACCGGCTCCAGCGAGTCGGGCTGCGCGTGGCCGATCCGGTGCTGGCGATGGACGAGAAGGCCGAGGTGGTGGCGAAGATCGACGAGGAGATCGACCTGGCCCTCGAGGACTTGGTGGCCCGTTTTGGCCGAGCGCCCGAAGACGAAGACGAATAGCGGCGGGTTGCGCCTGGTCTGGGCGCAGGCGTTGAAGCCCGACCCCACCTACACGCTGAGCGAGTGGGCGGAGGAGCAGTTCTACCTGAGCGGTGAGAGCTCGGCTGAGCCTGGCGCGTGGCGGGCGTGGCCCTTCCAGCGGGGCATCATGGACGCCTTCACCGACCCGTCGGTGGAGACGGTGGTGCTGATGAAGTCGGCGCGGGTGGGTTACTCGAAGACGCTGTGCGCGGCGATCGCCTACCACATCGCGGAGGTGCCGGCGCCGCAGCTCCTGGTCCAGCCGACGGTGGAGGACGCGCAAGGGTTCTCGAAGGACGAGATCGCGCCGATGCTGCGGGACGTGCCGAAGCTGCGCGGCCTGGTGGCGGACCCGCGGGCGCGGGACAGCGGGAACACGGTCACGAAGAAGAACTTCCCGGGCGGCGCGCTGAGCATCGTCGGGGCGAACTCGCCGCGGGGCTTCCGCCGTCTGACCTGTCGCTGCGTCTGGTTCGACGAGGTGGACGGCTACCCGCCGGCGGCCGGCACGGAGGGCGACCAGATCAAGCTGGGCATGATGCGGTCGCAGACGTACTGGAATCGGAAGATCGCGCTGGGCTCGACGCCGACGATCAAGGGCGTCTCGCGGATCGAGGCGTGGTACGAGCGGAGCGACCAGCGGCGCTACTTCGTGCCGTGCCCGGAGTGCGGCGCGCGCCACGTGCTGCGCTGGGCCGACATCAAGTGGCCGGAGGGCGAGCCGGAGGCGGCGGCGTGGTGCTGCCCGGACTGTGGCAGCCTGGTGCCGCACTCGAAGAAGCGGTGGATGGTGGAGCGCGGCGAGTGGGTGGCGACGGCTGAGGGGAAGCCGATGCCGCGGGTGCGTGGCTTCCACATTTCGGCGCTCTACAGCTACTCGCCGAACGCTGACTGGGGGCGCCTGGCCGGCGAGTTCCTGGACGCGAAGCGGGCGGTGAAGCAGGGCAACGTCGAGCCGTTGAAGACCTTCGTGAACACGGTCCTCGGGGAGACTTGGGAGGAGCAGGGCGAGGGGGTGGACTACGGCGAGCTGGTCGGCCGGCGGGAGGACTACGGCGGGCCGGAGGCCGAGGACGCGCCGGACGGTGTGCTGGTGGTGACAGCGGGGATCGACGTCCAGGGCGACCGCCTCGAGTGCGAGCTCGTGGGGTGGGGCGCCGGCGAGGAGAGCTGGTCTCTGGACTACGTGGTGGTGCGGGGCGACCCTGGCCGCCCTGAGGTGTGGGCGGACCTGGATCGGCACCTCGAGCGGCGGTGGCGGTCCGGCTCGATGGGCGATCTCGGGGTGGCGGCGGTCGGGATCGACACGGGCCACCAGACGGCCTCGGTGTACGACTGGGTGCGGCCACGGCAGCCGCGCCGGGTGTTTGCGCTGAAGGGTGCGAACGTGGCGGGGAAGCCGCTGGTGAGCCGTCCGACGCGGGTGGGGAGCGGCCGGGTGTCGCTGTTCACGGTGGGCACGGAGGCGGCGAAGGATCTGGTGTACGCCAGGCTGCGGGTCGAGGAGGCTGGTCCGGGCTTCTGCCACTTCCCGAGCTGCTACGACGCGGAGTATTTCGCGCAGCTGACGGCGGAGCGGGCGGTGACGACGTGGCGCGGTGGCGTCCAGGTGCGGGTGTACAAGCAGACGCGGCCGCGGAACGAGGCGCTGGACTGCCGGGTGTACGCGCTGGCGGCGCTTCGGATTCTGAACGTGAACTGGAAGGCGCTGGCGCGTCGCGCTGGCGTGGTGGAGGCGGCGCCGGCGGTGGAGGCGGAAGAGTCGTCGGCGGAGTACGGCGACCGGGAGGCGGACGAGCTGGCGGAGGTGGCGCGCGCGAATCGCCCGGTGCCGGCGTCGCCGCAGCCGCGGACGGTGGGGCGTCGTCCTCGTGGTGGCGGCGGCGGCTTCGTGAGTCGCTATTAGGGAAACATTTACGACATTTCCCGGAGCCTAATACTGCCGATTATTGAGGCTGTACGGTCGCCCTAGCGTGGCGGCCCCGACCCTCTACCGCATCCCGACGACCATCGTCGCCGGCGACACGATGGCCTGGACGGACGATCGGTTCTCCGATTATCCGGCCAGCGAGGGGTGGACCCTCACGACGGAGATAGTCGGCAGCGCCACCGATCTTGGCACGTTCACGGCGTCGGCATCTGGCGATAACTACGTCACGACGATCGCAGCCGCAACCACAGCAGGGTGGGCTGCTGCCGACTACTCCTACCAGCAGTTCGTCACGCTCGACGGCGCCCGCTACCTGGTGAACAGCGGGTGGATCACGGTCGAGGCGGACCTGGCGACGGCGACGACCCACGACGGCCGGTCGCACGTCAAGACGACCCTGGACGCGATCGAAGCGGTCCTCGAGAACAAGGCGACGAAGGACCAGGCGAGCTACAGCATCGCCGGCCGCGCGCTGACCGCCTACTCGTGGGAGGAGCTGATCGCCATGCGCTCGAAGTACCGCCAATGGTACGAGGCCGAGCAGCAGGCGTGGCGCGTCGAGCAGGGCTTGGGGACTAAGCGCAGGATCACGACGCGCTTCACTTGATCGGCGGAGATTGGATGCGCTGGCCCTGGCAGAAGAAGAAGGCGGAGAAGCAAGACGCGGGGCGTGGTCGGCGCGTGGTGCGCCGCATCGCAGGCGCTGGTCGATCGTTCTCAGCTGCGGGGAACAGCGAGCTGTTCGGCACGTTCAAGGGGACGACGCAGAGCGCGAACGCCGATCTGGTCGGTGGCCTGTCGAAGCTGCGGGCGCGCGCCCGCCAGCTGTCGAACGACGAGCCGTTGGCGCGGAAGTTCCTCCACATGGTGAAGGCCAACGTGGTCGGCTCGCGCGGGATTCAGCTCCAGAGCCGCGCGAAGACGGACGACGGTCGGCCGGACCGCGCCGACATGACGGCGGTCGAGCGGGCGTGGGCGGCGTGGGGCAAACGCGGAGTGTGCGACGTGTCCCGCTCGCTGAGCTGGGTGGACGTCCAGCGGCTGTTCATGGAGACCGTGGCGCGGGACGGCGAGGCGCTGGTGGTGCTTCACCGCGGCTGGGCCGGGTCGCGGTGGCGGTTCGCGCTCCAGGTGCTCGAGGCGGACTACCTCGACGAGAGCATGAACCGCGACCTGGGCGAGGGCCGCAAGATCGTGATGGGGATCGAGCAGGACGCCTACGGCGCCCCGGTCGCTTATCACCTGCGGACGGCGCACCCGGGGGACACGACCTACAGCTACGCCGGCCACCACTACGAGCGGGTGCCAGCGGCCGACGTGATCCACGGCTTCCTGGTGGAGCGGCCGGGCCAGTCGCGCGGCGTTCCGTGGATGACCACGGCGCTGAAGGACATCCACCACCTCGGCGGTTATGCGGAGGCGGCGGTGGTTGGCGCGCGCGTCGCTGCGTCTCGGATGGGCTTCTACACCACCGAGAGCGGTAACGAGTACCAGGGCGACGACGTGGCGGCTGACGGCAGCCTGATCGCGGAAGTGGAGCCCGGAATGTTGGAGCAGCTCCCGGCCGGGACGTCGATCCAGACGCTCGACTGGTCGCAGCCGCACGACAACTTCGGCGAGTTCGTGAAGGCGACGGTGCGGCGGATCAGCGCCGGCTGGAACGTCGCTTACAACGGGCTGGCGAATGACCTGGAGGGCGTGAACTACTCGAGCATTCGGGCGGGCGTCCTCGAGGAGCGCGAGCAGTGGCGGGTGCTCCAGACGTGGTGCTCCGAAACGCTGTGCGATCGGGTTTTTCAGGCGTGGCTCGATTTCGCGCTCCTCACTCAGCAGCTCCCGCTGCCGCCGAGGAAGCGCGAGAAGTTCGCGGAGATCGCGTGGCAGCCGCGCGGGTGGGCGTGGGTGGACCCGTTGAAGGACATTCAGGCGGCGAAGGACGCGATCGCGCTCGGCGTTGGGACGCGGGCGGCGGTTGCGGCGGCGACGGGAACGAGCGTCGAGGACACCTTCGCGCAGCTGGCGGTCGAAGCGGAGCTGGCGCGCGAGTTCGGGATCAGCGTGACGGGCGAGCCGGCTGCGGCGGGCGCGCCGGACATGGGGGGAGAAGGAGATGACGAGTAAGGACGAGAAGCGGCAGGCCGACCACCTGCGCCGCGTGTGCGGCGAGCGCCATGAGCGCGTGCTGTCGGTGAGCCGCGAGCACATCAACGAGGAGCGGCGGACGGTGGAGCTGGCCTTCAGCAGCGAGCTTCCGTACGAGCGCTGGTGGGGGATTGAAGTCCTCGACCACGCGGCGGAGTCGGTGCGCCTTGGGCGCCTGGCTGATCGCGCGGCGCTGCTTCTCGAACACGACACCGGAAAGCAGGTCGGTGTCGTCGAGTCGGTGACCCTTGGAGAAGACCGCGTGGGGCGGGCTGTGGTGCGCTTCGGGAGAAGCGCGCTGGCCGAGGAGATCTGGCAGGACGTGGTGGACGGCATCCGGGAGAAGGTTTCTGTCGGCTACACGATCCACCGAGCCGTGCTCGAGGAGGAGCGCGACGACGGCCCCGACGTCTACCGGGTCGCCGACTGGGAGCCGCATGAGATCAGCATCGTCGCTGTTCCGGCGGACGCCTCGGTCGGAGTGGGGCGGAGCACCGCCGCGCAGGTGGACGAGCAAACCATTGAACAAATCACGGACACTCAGGAGGACAGACCCGTGACCGAGAAGAAGAACGAAGGCGCGCCGGAAGTGCGCGTCAAGGACAACGCGCCCGCCCCGGTCGCTGCGCCGTCCGCTGAGGACGTCCGCAAGGCCGAGCTGTCGCGCATCGAGAACATCGAAGCTCTTGGCGACCAGTTTGAGGCGACCCACGAGGGAAGCCGCGAGATGGCTCGCAAGGCGATCCGCGACGGCGTCTCCCTCGACGCTTTCCGCGGCGAGATGCTGAAGCACGTCGGCTCGGTGGCCCCGAAGGTGGCGCCGGAACTGGGCATGGACGAGAAGGAGGTCCGCCAGTACTCGCTCATCAACGCGATCAACTACCAGCTCAACCCGCAGAGCCGCGCCGCGCGCGACGCTGCTGCGTTCGAGATCGAGGTGAGCGACGCGCTGAGCGACAAGACCGGCCAGGAGTTCCGCGGCATCGGCATCCCGATGGACGTGCTGCGCGACAAGCGCGACCTGACCGTGGGCACCGCCACCGCCGGTGGTCACACCGTCGGGACCAACCTGCTGGGCGGCAGCTTCATCGACGTCTTGGACAAGGCTTCGCTGGTTCTCCAGCGCGGCACCGTCCTCCGCGACCTGGTGGGGAACATCGCGATCCCGCGCCAGACCAGCGGCGCCACCGCCTACTGGGTGGCTGAGTCGGGTGCGCCGACCGAAAGCGCCGCGGCCTTCGACCAGGTGACCATGTCGCCGAAGACGGTCGCCGGCTTCTCGGACATCAGTCGCAAGCTTCTCCAGCAGTCGAGCATCGACATCGAGGGCTTCGTCCGCCGCGACCTGGGCAAGCGCCTGGCTCTGGCGATCGACCTGGCCGCTCTCCACGGCAGCGGTACGAGCAACCAGCCGACTGGCGTGGCCAGCACCTCGGGCATCGGCTCGGTGGCTGGCGGCACCAACGGCGCCGCCCCTGACTGGGACGACGTGGTGGACCTCGAGTCCGCGGTCAGCGTGGACAACGCGCTGATGGGCGACCTCGCCTACGTCACCAACGCGGCGGTGGCCGGCAAGCTGAAGAAGACGGCCAAGGTCAGCTCGACCGACAGCCGGATGATCCTCGACGGTTCCGTCGCTGGCGGCCTGGAGATGAACGGCTACCCGGTCTTCGTCACCAACCAGGTCAGCTCGACCTTGACCAAGGGCACCTCGAGCGGCGTGTGCTCGGCGATCTTCTTCGGCAACTGGAGCGACCTGCTGGTCGGCTTCTGGGGCGGCCTGGATCTGCTGAGCGATCCCTACACCGCGAGCAGCAGCGGCACCGTCCGTGTGACCGCTTTCCAGGACATCGACCTCGGTGTCCGTCACGCCGAGAGCTTCTCCGCGATGCTCGACGCTCTGACCGCCTGATAAGGCGAGCGGCTTGGGCGGGTGGTTTCGGCTGCCCGCCCTCGCCGACCAACAACCAGAGGGGGAGAAAAGGATGCGGATCAAGATCACGCGCAACACGGTGGCCGACGGCCACCCGGTGTTCGTCGGCGACGTGGTGGATGCCGAGGACCTGACGGCGCGATATCTGATCGCGCTGGGCAAGGCGACGCCGCAGGTGGAGGAAGTGGCGCCGAAGAAGGCTGCCGCGGTCGAGCCGGCGGAGGAGAAGAAGGCCACGAAGAAGCGGAGCAAGAAGGATGACTGATCTTCACGGGACGGTGACTCACGCGACGCTGCTGGCTGCTGGCGCTCGCTCTGCGACGGCGAACGGCAGCGCGGTCGAGGTGCGCGACTACCACGGCCGCGCCTTTGCGACGCTGGACAGCGGAGCCGGGTCGGGGACCACGCCGACCCTCAACGTCAAGCTCCAGGGCTCGGCGGACAACTCGACGTGGAGCGACATCAGCGGCGCTTCGTTCAGCGAGGTGACGACCAGCGCGAGCTTCCAGAAGATCGGTGTGGTGCTTCACGAGGCTCCGCGCTACGTGCGGGCGCGCGCGGTAATCGGCGGCGACACGCCGAACTTCACGTTCAGCGTCCACCTTTACGGAACCAAGGACAACCTGGTCGGGAACTAGGCAGCGTGGCTTTCAGTGAAGACCTGACCGCGTTCTTCGACACCGACGGTTTCGCGGTGAGCGCGACTGTCGGCGGCGGGACGGTGGTCGGGATCTTCGACCACGCTTACGTCGAGGCGCAGGGGGTGGCCGGCGAGGTGCCGGTGTTCCTCTGCGCGTCGTCGTCGGTGAGTTCCGTGGCGGTCGGCGACGCGCTGACGGTGAATGGCCAGGCCTACGCGGTGCGCGCGAAGCAGGCGGACGGCACGGGGCTTACCCGGCTGATCCTGGAGGAGACGTCCTGATGACTCATCCGCGGCAGGAGATTCGCGCGGCTGCGGTTGCGGCGGTGACGGGGCTGACCACGACGGGCAGCAACGTCTACACCTCGCAGGTCTACCCGATGGAGGACTCGAACCTGCCGGCGCTGCGGGTCTACACGCGGAGCGACGCGCGCGGCGCGGAGGGGCGCGAGTACGTGACGGTCGGCGCGGGCTGGGGCGGCTACGCGCGGTCGGTCGAGCTGGTGGTCGAGGCGGTGGTCAAGACGACGACGACCTACGACAACACGCTGGACACGATCTGCGAGGAGGTCGAGACGGCCCTCGAGTCGAAGTCGGCGTGGACAGGCGTCTCCGGCGAGGTGGTGGGCGTCCACTACCAGGAGACTCAGATCGAGCTGAGCGACGAGGCGGAGGTGCGCCAAGCGATGGCGACGATCCGCTACAGCGTCAGCTACTACCCGAGCAGCTAGGAGGCTGAGAGATGGTGAAGGTCAAGAACGTGAACGGGCTCGGGGCGGCGCTGAAGGTGCGCGGCCTCGGGGTCGTGGCGCATGGCGCCGAAGTGGAAGTGCCCGCCGAGATGGTGGCGGGCCTGTGTGCTGGCGGCAACTTCGCGGAGGTCGCGGAGGACAAGCCGGTGGCGCGCAAGTCGAAGAAGGAAACCGAGAAGCCCGAGAAGGGCGAGGAGAAGTAAACGATGGCAAGGCGAGTCGGCATTGGCGGCTGGGTCGGCATCGGCGAGGAATCGACTTACGGCACGGCGGTCGCGTCGTCTAAGTACTTCGAGCTCGCCCCCGGCGACGAGACGCTTCAACTGGATCAGGAGCAACTGACGGCGGCGCACACGGTTGAGCGCGCCGTGGACGTGGCGGACGTGGTGAAGGGCAAGCGCGCGGTGAGCGGCGGCCTGAACATGGATCTCCGCTTCGGCGGCGGCTGGGGCGTTCTGCTCGAGCACCTGGCGGGCAACCGTTTCTCGACGAGCGGCACCTCGAGCCCGTACACCCACTCGCTGGCGGTCGGCGACAGCAACGCCGCGCTCAACGGCAAGGGCTTGACGCTGGAGATCGACCGGGACGGCATCCTGGGGAGCAGCGACAAGACCTGGCAGTATGCGGGCATCCGCCCGACGGCCGTCGAGTTCACCGTCGAGGACAACGCAATCATGCGCGCCTCGTGGACGCTGATGGGCAAGGACGCGGCCTACATCACCGCGACTACTCCGAGCTACGCCAGCGACAACTGGGTGAAGTCGCCGAGCGACGCGGCCAGCCCGACGGCTTCGTTCCGCTTCGGCACGGATTCGAGCGAGACGAACTACACCTGCCGCCGCTGGTCGGTGAAGATCGAGCAGCCTCACGCGGAGATCCGCAGCGTCCAGAGCGCGACGATGGAAGAACCGGCCATCGGCGACCGGATCAAGGTCACGGGAAGCGCCGAGGTGCTGTTCCAGGGCACCAGCACGGCGGGCGACGCCTTCACCACGGCGTACCGCGCCAAGACGGCGAAGTCGCTGCTGCTGATGCTGGAAGGCCCGACGGCCAGCGACGAGTCGATCCTGTTCGACATGGGCGACGTGCTCATCACCGCCGCTAGCGATCCTCACGCGAGCGACACGGGCGCGCTCTACCAGACCATCGAGTTCGAGGCTTACAGCGATGGCGCCGCGAACCCGCTGGACATCACGCTGGTCAACGGCGACTCGGCCATCTTCAGCTAGGGGTAGTCGAGATGAGCTCCACGCCTGAGAAGCACAAGGTGACCCTGACCGACGGCCGCGAGATCACGCTGACGCCGCTGTCGGTCTGGGACGCCACCCGATTCCGCGCGAGGTTCGGCAAGAACTTCGAGGCGATCCACCCGCCGTCCGGGGAGCTCCCGCCGGAGGGGACGCCCGAGCGCTTCGCGCACGAGGCCTTCCAGCAGGAGGCGATGCTGTTCATCGCCTACCGCTGCGCGGTGAACGCGGGATACGACGGCACGGAGGAGGAGTTCTGGTCCTCTGTGCCTCTGGTGGGCGACGACCTGGGCAAGCTGCTCGAGGCGTCGTCCGGTTTTTTCGGCGGTGCCCGCGGGTCCGAGAACTCGCCGGGCTCGTCCGGGCAGGACTCGGCAAGCGAGAACTGAGCGAGATGACGGCAGACGAGGGGCGGGCCTTGCTGGAGATCCTGCGATGGGATCAGGAGGACCGCCTCCGTCCGCTCAAGGATAAGGCGATGGGCGTGATCGACGCTGGGGGGCTGATCTAGGGCGATGGCGGATTTCCGGCACAGGATCACGATTCACGGCGAAGATCGCGCCAGCGGCGCGCTCAAGGCGGTCGGCGAGTCCTCGCAGGGGATGGGACGGAGGATCGCCGACGCGACGGCGACGATCAGCCACGCCATCAACATCGCCAAGGCGTTTGCCGCAGCCGCGCAGGCGATGGCGAACGCGATGGCGAAGCCGATCGAGCTGGCCGGGCAGCAGGAGCAGGCGGTGGTGCGGCTGAACGCCGCCATGCGTACGAGCGGCCAGTTCACGGCGGCTGCCTCGCGCGCGCTCCAGCAGAACGCGGCCGCGCTCCAGAAGGTGACGCGCTACGGCGACGAGGCGATCATGCCCGTCCAGGCGCTGCTACTCCAGTTCGGCGGTCTGGCGACGGACCAGGTGCCGCGGGCGACAAAGGCGGTGATCGACTTCGCTGAGGCGAACGGCACCGACCTGAAGGGCGCGGCGCAGCTTGTGGCGAAGGCCATCGGGACGAGCACGAACGCGCTGAGCCGCTACGGCATCGAGATCGACAACTCCCTGCGCGGTGCGGAGCGCTTCGAGGCGATCCTGGGACAGATCGAGGAGAAGGTCGGCGGCACGGCGCAGGCGATGGGGGGCACGTTCCTGGGCAAGCTCCAGATGGTCAGCAACGCCTGGGGCGACCTGCTGGAGAAGGTCGGGGATTTCGTCATCAAGAACGAGGCGGTCCGCGCTGTCCTCGATGGCGTGATTTCGCTGTTTGAAACGTGGTCTTCCCAGCTGTCCGAGAGCAGCGAGGGGGCCGCCGAGCTGGATGAGGCGATCACCAACTTTGTCCAGCAGCAGCTACCGGCCTTCATCGACGGCATTGCCTACGCGGTCGAGGGTGTTGGCGCTTTGACGGCGGCGATTCTCGAGGGCGGCGTGGTCGCCAAGGCTACCTTCGGGCTACTGTCGGCGCTGCCTGGCCCACTAGGCAAGCTGTATTTCGATGCCGCGGTCGCCGCCAACGACTATTCCGACGAGATGGGCGGCATCAAGAACAGCGGCAAGGCCGCCGCGGCCGCCATCCGCGAGTTTGCCGATGAGCTCCGCGCGGGGAACTTCCGCAAGCGGGCGGAGGAGTTTGCCTACCTGGACGACTTCGTCCAAAAGACCGAGAAGAGCACCAGCAAACTGGCGACGACGTCCAAGTCGTACGGCATGGAGTTCGGCTCCATGGTCGCGTCGGTTCGCCCCAAGCTCTCGCCGTGGGCGGCCGAGATCGACCAGCTCCAGCAGTCGTTGAAGCGTTCGGTCGCCCAAATGGGCTTCGGCACCGCCGGCGCGCGGCACTACCAAAAGGCGCAGGACAGGCTCAACGAGGACTTCCGCGAAGGCCGGAAGGGCGCCGACGCTTTCTTGGAGTCGCTGAGGAAGATTGCCTCCCAGGCCGAGCAGACCGCGGCGCGCCTCAAGGGCACCGGCGAGTCGGCGCAGGTCGCCATGCCGGGCAGCTATTCGACCCCGGGGGCCGCCAAGATTGCCGGCGATCCCGCCGACGCCTCCGCTGTCTGGGCGACCGCCTTCATGGAGGCCACGGCGGCGAACCTCGAGGCCGAGGCCGACGCGCTGGACGAGTTCTGGGAATCCGCGATGGCGAGCGGCGCGGAGATCACCGCCGCCGGCATGGCCGCGATCAGCGACGCCATCGTGGACCACTCGCAGAGCTGGGACGAGAGCTTCACGGAGTTCGGCGAGAGCATCAAGGCGACGATGACCGACGCCCTGCTCGAGCCGATCCTCGGCGCCGAGTCTGCCCTGGCGGAGTTCGCGGGCGCCCTGATGGCGCCGTTCCGGGCGCTGGGCCAGGCCATCAACCAGATCTTCTTCCAGCCGCTGGTGGACGCGATCCTGAACTTCTTCGGGATCAAGGCGCTGCTCGAGGAGGCCGACCTGAAGCGGCAGCAGGCGGCGGCGATCCGGCTCGCTGCGGCGACGATCGGCGTTCACGCCCAGGCGATGGCGGCGATGCTCCCGCCCCTGTTCACCGGCGCGGCGGCCGCCCTGGTGATGTCTTTCGGCGCTGCCGCGCTCGCGGCTGGCGAGCTCCCGGCGATCGCGGCGACGGCGGCGGGACAGGGCACGGCGGTGGCTGGCGCGCTCTCCGGCGTTTCTGCCGCCGCCGCTAGCGCGGCCTACGCTGATGGCGGCACGGTCAACAGCCCGACCGTCGCCCTGATCGGCGAGGCTGGCCCCGAGACGATCATCCCCGAGTCGCGCCCGGCCCGCGCCCGGCAGCTCCTCGCGGACCTGTTCGCCCGCAATCCGGGCCTGATGGGCGGCGGCGGGCAGGCCGCTGTGTTCCAGAACCAGATCAGCGTGAACGTGGTCGCCGGAACGGCAGACCCGCGCGGGCTCGCCGAGGAGCTGGCCGACCACCTGAACGACATCCTCGGCCAGCAGATGAGGGCGTAACGGATGAGCTTCACCCCGAAGATCGACTCGCTCAGCGTCAACACGACCAGCTACACGGTGGAGAAGTGGTCCGACAGCGGCCCGATGAAGCTCAAGACCGAGGGGCTGCTGCGCGGCGGCTCAGCGGTGGCCCACGCCGGTCTGCTGGGGCGCGTGGTGAAGATGTCCGGCATCGTGCGGGGCGCGAACGCGGCGGCCTACGAGACGTCGATGGATGCGCTGTATAAGCGGCTCCAGACCACCGACGAGATCGTGATCCAGATCGCGGACGACCGCTACCTGGACGTCTACTGCGAGCCGGGGCCGATCGAGCCGATGCCGGGCGCGGACGGGATCGCGGCGCGCTGGTCGGCGACCTTCACCAGCAAGTCGCCGTATTGGCGGAGCTCGAGCACCTCGACCCAGACGGTGGTCAACTCGTCAGCCACGGTGTCGGTGAACTGTACGAACGCGGGCCAGTCGCCGGCACAGCCCACCTTCCAGGTCGTGAACGGCGGGGCGAGCGACTACACCGACGTCACGGTGACCGTCAAGAACGGCACGACCAACGACGAGTTCCGGCTGTTCCAGTTCGACCTCGCCGCCGGGGACACGCTCTACGTGGACAGCGCGGAGGGCCAGGTCTACGTGGCGGCGACGGCCGGCGGCGCACCGAGCGCGTCCAGCGGCGCGCCCAAGCGCGTGGACGGGCTGTTCTGGGATCTCGCCAACGGCGTGACCTCGGTCAGCTTTGAGCACAACTTTGGCACCGCTTCGGACATCACGTTCAAGGCGATCCACCACAGCCGCTACCCGGCGGTCGGAGATTTCAGCTAGGCCGCCATGCCGCGCGTCCGCCTGGTCATCGACGAGCCGACCACGAACC